GAGCAAGATAGTCTCTATCACTTTGTGTTTCAGGAGCATCGCCATAAGCATCAGTGGCTCTGACTACTTCTGCTATGCCTCTTGTTTTTAATCTTTCGGCGCCGCGTTGACGATCGGCAATTTTCTTAAAATCTTTTTCGTTGCCTTGTGTCATACCGCCAATACGATTGGCCACATCTTGTGTGGATTTTTTATCATATGATTTTAATGCAGCAGGACTGAGTTCGTCCAATTGCTTTTGGTTGGCTTTCATGCCGGCTTGGACTTGGTCATTTGCTCGAACACCAGCCTTGCCAGCAACCCGTTCTGCCTTGTTAGCTCTTGTTTCATCTCCGCCGCTCATTCTTTCATCGCGGGCAATTCTGTTTGCGCTACTTTTAATATCGTTTAATTTATTAACTGAAAGTTCATTAACTTGGTCTTCATTGGCCACGTTCTTGGCAAACTGAGCCATGTGGCGTAGCTTGGGATTCTTGCTGTGTGTTGCCTTGGCAATTTTGGCCTTGGGTATTTTTTCACCAGCCGGCACATGCAGTGCCCGGTGCAGATCACCTTTGTGAGCAGGATTTATGGCCTTCTGGATCCATTTTTCGCTTTCGGCTACTCGTGATTCTGAAAGATCTTGTTTTGTGGCCAAGTCAGCCATCTTTTTGTTTAAGTTGTAGAAAAAATTATCCATGGTTTATCCTCTTGGTCGGTTGCCAGTTGCTGGCTTAGGTGGCAACTTGATCTTGCTCATTGGACTGTTTTTACCCATTGGCAAATCGTTTGTTGTTTTTGCAGCCGGTGTCTTACCGCCAGCCACAGTAAAATCACTACGGTAGGCATTTTTAAGCACAGCATGATTGTTATACTCAGTGCTGTAGTCTTTGTACAAGGCTTTTTGTTCTTGATCAGGTGCAGGAAAATCTGTGTCGGTCAAGAGATTTTTATTCTGAGCTTCAATTTTGGCACGCTCAGAGTCCATACTGTCTTCGTAGGGTGTAGTAAGCATACGAATACGATTTGGATCAAACATTAGTAACTGGGCTAATTGTTTGATCTGTGGTTCAATGGCTGGATAACGGAATTCAACATCTACGTGTGTCACACGATCATTGTCAAACGCCGGAAAATCTGCTGGCTTGGCCTGTACCGGTGTGGTTTTAGGCGCTGATATTTTAACAATATCAAACTGTTTGAGTTTCTCTTCGAGATCTTTTATAAATCCACTAGGAGTGTCACCCACAATTTTAATTCTGTAGTTGTAGGTTCTTTCTGATTCAGCGAGGTATTCTTGAAATTTTTTCATGCGTTTTTTCCCTATATGATATTTATGAACTTTTGTCTTTTTGATCTCTGGAGCCGGCTAGACGCTCTAACAAATCGTTGCGGCTTAATATATGCCCTTCGGCCATGGGCATCTGTTCATCTCGGGGTGCTTGTTGATCTAAGCGAAGTTTTTTCATTTGTAGATCAATCATTTTTAGTTTTTTGTTTAATTTGGTGGTTTTGGCTGTGAGAGCATGGCCCAACATAGTGCCGGCTACAGCAAACAATTCGGCGGCAAATCTGGATTCTACCTGCATTCCAAGATCACTTAGGTCTTGATAGCTTTGTTTGGCTAAATCGGCCAGTTCATCCAGCTCTTGATCACTTGAGTCCAGGTCACGCACAGCCGGCAATGCCGAATCAATTTTGTCTATGTTGGTGTCAATGGCTACAATAGCTGCACGAGTTTGTTCCACAGTGAGTGTTGGTTCATCAGTTTCCGAGACAGGGTCGAGTCGATCGAACTGAAATAATTCTTCTAATTTCTTTGTAATTTTGGATCTCCTTTTTCCATCCAAACTCGTTTACCATTGATTATTTTCCAAGTTTTTCCTAAATATTTTAAACCAGTTTCTTTGTGAGTTTTTTTATAGAGATAATGGGTCATACACCTATTTACCGCGTTTTTTACCGCCTTGGTGAAAAATGTCCGATTCGGTGATCACACGAAAAGTCAATCCGTTTGCTTTTGCCCATTTGGTCGCTTGGTCCCATTTGGCATAATTGATGGCCACTTGGGCACGATCACGCTGGCTCTGTTTCTCCATCAGGAGACTTTGGCTACTGGGCTTGATTTCAATCAGCTCGGCTCGAGTGGTATTGTTGGGACCTCGGTAGGTCACGATAAAGTCCGGTACATAGGTGGTCATTTTGCCAGTAAGTGGATGACGATAAGGTATTCTGACAGGTTCGCTGGCCCACTGTATTATGTTGTTGTTGTCGTCGCAGAAATTCATAAAGGCCCATTCCCAACTGCTACGGAATTTGGGCACTCCGCTGCCTACATATTTTTGTGCGTTTCTTACTACATAAGGACCTTGTGCAAATTTAGGCATAATTTACCTTAACTGCGTATGTTGTGTGCTACATAGAAATTGGGTTGTGTGGCTAGATTTAATCCTAGTAATGTGCTGGTGCTACGAGTGGCATTGAGATAATAGGCCAGACTCAGGGTTAAATCAGGGCCTGTTTGTCCACGTATTTCGTTAAGTAATGTCAGCACCGGTGTTCCACTCAGCTCTGCTGTTCTAAATAAACTAACGGTAAAATTGGCAGCTGCTTCACCTGTGCCAAACACGCTTTTAAAATAACTGTTTACTGCATCATACTCGTCAACCGGTACCGAAGTTTCATAATCATAAAATCGATCAAAGATTTTTACTGTGGTATCTTTTTTGGGATTGGCGTAGTTTACGGTAGTCACGGGTTAAAATCCCAATTGTTGTGTTACGGTAGTGCCGGTTGATACTTTGGGTGCATTTGGAAAAAACTGTCCGTTGCCAGCGTTGATTGCCTGTTTCATGCTGCCAGCTAGGCCTTGTTGTAATACACTGGTACCAATTGATTTTAATTCTTGACCGGCAACCTGCCCAAGATTTACATTCTTAAATGTATTGTACGCGGTTCCGGCAGTTTGTACCGCACCTATTATGTTTTGTAACCCACCTTGTCCACTTGCCAATGCTTGTAAATCTTCGGTGAAACTAGCAGCAGCATCAATGATACCACCTTGACCAAACACCGTGGCTGTTCCACCCGGTCTTGACAAACTGCTCTTGGTTGTATCGTAGTGTGCTGGGTCAGCAAATCCCACAACAGCGTTACTAGGAGTAGCACCACCAATGGTACCACTATTATATTTTACTGTTTCGTAGGCAATGGTCAAGGTATGGCTCATGGTGCCTGCACCTTGACTATAATCATATTGATCGCTTTTCCAGTCGGTGATAATGGGATTGATCAGTACATAAGACGCAAATCTTTTTTGTGCCAATCCGTATATGGTTATGTCGTTAAAAAATCTAGGTTTTCCGTTGTTTTGACCATCGGCTGTGCCGGGACTACTATCTGCGTAGCCTTCTCCTATAAAACCCCAGTCAGTGTTTTGTCTGCCACTGTAGGTGTCAGCGGTATTGTAGCCAAATCCATTTTGTAGTGTTGCTGATTTGCCCATACTTCCACTTTGATTGGGCACATTGTTATAGCCGTATGTTGGATCTTTGTAGTAGTAGGTGTAATAGTTGTACCAGAGATTTCGTATGAGATCGCTCTGATCGTCATGCAAGGTGATAGTGACCGGTTGATAGTTTATCTTGGTCTGTACCACACGTTTGCGATTGTATTGATTCAGTGTGTCGTTGGTGATCTGGAAACTGGGCAAATCTGCGGTCTTGACCATGAGGCCCACGCTGCTGATATCACCGTTTTGGAATTGACCTTGTAGTGCAGGAATCTGACCTATGTTGACATTGAAAAAGCAATGGAATAGATATTTGGTTCTAGGAGTTAGCTCGTAGTTGTTGGTCCTGAAAGTCTTGCTGGCGTGACTGTAATCTTTAAGACCGTTGGTACCAAAAAATCCCTGGAGTATGTTGTCGCCAAATGAGGCCAAATTGGTCATAGCGGACGATCAGTTATTGTGCTGTACCAACGCCTGTGGCCACATCACCCAATGTTCTACCAACTACTGCACCAACGCCTTGTCCGGGCGGATTCTGTACGGCATTGTCAAAGCGTATGGTCAACGCAATTTGAGCTGCTTCATTAGTTCCATAGTTCATGTCGCCGTAGTTGACTCCTTGCAAGAAGCAACCAAGAATGTTCCAGGTTTCCAATGCAATCGGAACATTGTTGCCGTTGCCACCATCTAGCACTTCAAACACAGTGGTAAACTTGTAGTCAATACCAGAACTGGCTGAACTCATTTCAGCAAAGTCTAATTGTTTCTGTAACTGTTCGCCAACCAACCGGCTGACATTTCCAGCAGCATCATCACGTAGATTGCAGGTGATATCTTGCCAGGCATACTTGCCGGCCAGTTTGATTGTGCTGTTGTAGATAGGAAGGTTAATGTCATCAAATGTCACGTTAGGACGTTGAAAATCCACGACCTGTTTGGTCAATTCTGTTACCGGTGTCGATACTCCAAAGTTCTGGAAGCTCACTCTAAAGCGATACTTCAGTTTTGGCATCAACAGGCCTTGATTGCTGGTGCTTTGATCACTGGCTAGGTTTACAGGCACAGACATATTTGTTAATGATGATGTAGGCATTTCTTTTTAATCTCCTAATGTACTTTTATTTATGGCACTGAGCCTGGACAAAATTATAGCTATTTTGTCCTGATCCATTATGCTAATGCCTGTGCCTGGATTGTTCCTGTGTTCTGTATACGTACTGGTATGTATATAAACTCAACAGCTTTAACTGGCTCGATGGCTATGTCAACCCATAATTCGTTGGCATCGATTCTGGCTGGTGTGTTGTTTGAGAGATCGCACACGACCAAGTAGTCATAGATACCACGTTTGGCTACCAAATCAATCATCAAGTTGGTAATGCTGTTGGTGATTTGATTGCGAGTGATTGTGTCGTTTGGTTCAAACAAGTAAGTCTTACCAATCTGTGCCAATCTAGCACGCAAGTAAGCTACCAATCTGGCCACGTTGATGCGATCCAGTGCTGTGGCTGTGCCTTGCAAGGTATGGTTACCAAAGTTGGTAATACCAATGCCAGGTATAAAGGTAATTGGATTGATGTCGTTTTGATACAACACATCACGTAGACCCTGACTTACACCCAAAGGTGTAAACTCACCAGTTTGTGCCATGATATAGCCAATCTGTGTAGCATTGTCCACAACACCACGGCGTGTGCCAGCTGGTGCCAACCACGGGTAACTTACTTCGTCACTGCGAATAATTGTACGCAACATCATGTGACTTGGTGCTGTTACTACTAGGTTGCCACTTAAATCAGTAGTGGTACAACTTGGGTAGAATGCGCCAGCGTAAGCATCGCCACTATCAAGATTACCGTCAGCAGTGGCCAATCCTAGACCGTTGTTGTTGGTGGCCCAGGTTACGATTTCGTCTGGAGTCAATCTCAACGGAGTATCAACCACTACAAAACCAGTTTGTCCACGATCCGCATTGAGTACGGCCAAATTAGGCGCCAACTCTGGATATTGTGGGCAGGCCAATAAGTTGAACTGATTTTGTTCTTCTCTGATTGTGGTATTGCTGTCAATGCCACTTTTTAGTGCGTTTACAATGATGGCTCTTTGTGCCTGACGACCCATATAGGCGCTACCGTCGGGTCTATTACCACTGGCTGTTACCCAAGTATTGGTCACTGTTAATGGAGTCCAATAAGCGTTAGTACCAGTGGCTTGACCAGTATTGGCCTTGAGACAGATATATTCTATACCACCGTCAACAACAACATTGCCAATGCTATAGGATGTGTAAGCATTCCAAGCATAAGCCGGATAAGTGGTAGTATTAAAATAATTTGATTCGAATGATTTAACATTGAATCCTGAACGACGTGTATTCCATAACAAAATACCATCTGGATATAATGTTGGACTAGGTGCATCTAGATCAAGATAACTACTGACCAATAAACTGGTGATTGTTGGCAGTGGATCGGCTACAGGATCTGTAGTTCCATTTGGTGCCCACCGTGCATCAGCAAATAACACACCACTCGAAGTGGTTTGATTGCTGTTGTCAATCTGTACCCACTGGTCTTGACCGTTTACACTTTCCCAACGATTGATCACTGGATATAAATCAAGATTACTTGTGTCAATCCAAAGGTCACCGTAGACCAATGGGCTCTGTGCTGTGTTATTTTGTGTGGTTGGTGCTGTTACACTAATTTGTGGCCCGCTGGCATTGGTCTGGCTAAGATTGTAACCACGGAAATCGCTGTTGACGGTCTGATAACCCACCCACTGTCCATTGTTCTGGATCATGATATCTACCTGTGTGGTATCGCTGTAGTACCAGTAAGTGCCATTTAATGGATTCTGATCTGGAGCAACACTGCTTGCAGTATAGGTGAATGTTGGATAGCTGACCCAGTTACTGAGTACTAGTGTGTCACCGGTCACGTCTTGAGCAGTTAGTCCCACAATTCCTTGGTCGAGGTCAAAACCAGCTTCGCCAATTGGGTTTCCACCGCCGCTGATTGGTGTGAGATAAATGTCGCCACCTTGGCTGTGTGAGAGAACCACGTAGCCAGAACTGTCCACGGTGGCACTCACATAAGGCACACCAGCAGCCGATACAGCAGAAATAAAGTAATCTACTGTGGTTCCTTCCAAGATAGCTGTTGCTGTGTTAAGTCCAGTGCTACCGGACTGTGTGGCTGAAATTGTAAATGAGTTACCGCTGACAAAAGGTGTTGGAACTGCATAACCAGTTATATTGGTAGGTCCGGTTGTGTATCTTTCCCAGATCATGAATGTGCCTGTGCCGTTGCCGTAAGCATCAACTTGGGCGTAAGTTGCACCAGCGGCAATATTGGTACCGCCACCTGCAGGATCTAGTGCGTATAAAGCTGCGGCATCATCAGCATACACTGGACAATTTTGTTGAATAAATGCACCTAATGTTGAACTGTATTTCTTAACTACCAAATTGGTACCCAAGTTTACATTGTTGGTTTTTTGCCACACAGAACCAGTTGGGGCCGCTGTGGCACTGGAACTGGACCAACGTGGGTTTTGATAACTGTTACTGGCCAAATACTGTGGTGTCGAATATGAACCAGCAGTAATACCCAATGTGGTCAAAGCGTTTCCACTGATGCTGACACTGTCTGGCCATTTAATTGTACCTGTACCGGTAGACCTACTGGCGCCGGCAAAATCAAATGTGACCGAAGTATTGCTACTAGAGACTACATTGTAAGTACCATCGTAATTGGTGTTTGCAGTACCTGTAACGGTAATGGTGCTACCAACTGGATACGGAGTTGGTACTGCGTTACCGCTATTGGTAAATGTCAATGTGGCTGTACCGGCTGAAACATTGGCAGTACCTGCTGTAATTGCACCATTGAATCCGGTAGAAGTACTGTCGGCATAGATAAACAATGCACCACCTATCACGCCTGAATATACATTGCCTACATTGCCTACACCGCCGGTGGTCGAATTGATCTGATTTGATAGGTTTGCTACTGTGTTGTTTGGATAGGCTGGTACAGTAATTGTATAGGTATTATTGATCACAATATTGGTATTAGCGGTCAAACTGGTTGGTGCCTGTGTTCCACTGATTGTAGGCCATGCAGTTTTCCAATCATCGCTACCTACTGATACCCAACTGTTATACAAACTGCTCAATGAACTTGAACTAGATTGTGAGGCAGTTGGACCACCACGCTTGTAATATTCAGGATTTTGTAATGCACCGGCCACGTTGGCCGGTTGTGTGCCAGCAGCAACCACTGTGTAGTCGCCAATGCTGCCATAACTTAATAATGGAACCGTTTCGCTGGTGACCAAATTGGCTGTGCTAGTAATTACGCTGGGAATCCGATTGGTAAATGCACCAGTGGTTGAGTTCCACTCAAAAATGCCCCAAGCACTAGTAGAGGTATCTAGCCAGTAGGTGTTGTTGTTTGGCTTGCCAGTGGGTCTGGTTAGACTGGCTGTAAGTGCAGCCAAGTCAATATTGACACGTTGTACATAACATTGATTGGTTACACCCAATGCGCTATAAGCGGCCAATAAACCATATTCGTTAAGCTCGTATCCGTTGATCGGAGTACCAGCTGTGGTATTGTAAAAGAACGGAACACCAAAGGTGCTGAGCAAGTCTCGTTGACTGGTCATCAAATAAGTTTTGTTTGCGTTGACCGCCAATGTGCCTGACGCAACACCAACTCCAGCACCGGAAACTTTGTTCTGGGCTGTTGCCAATAAAATATACGGAACCGAGTTAGTAGCGGCTGGAATATAATTGCTTTGATCAATTATGCTAACTTGTACACCTGGGGATAATAAGGCCATATCAGAAATCCTTTTTTCTAGTAATGATATTTATGGCCAAAGACAAAAAGATTGGTGGTTACCTGCCCTTTGGCAAAGGTTTAATGTAAATACAAGATGACAAGACCCGTATGCCCAGCTTGTAAACAGAGATTTTGTGCTGTAAATTACTATCGAGACGAACAAGCACACTACCGGAGTCGTTGCGAAACCTGTATCAAAAAGAATCAACAAGCAAAACCGCCTGTTGCTCGATGGCAGAGTGCTGGATACAAGAAAAAACCCACCTGTGAACGCTGTGGGTTTAGGTCTAAATATTCAGCACAATTACTGGTCTATCATGCAGACGGTGACATGAACAATGTGGGTGTTCGTAACTTACGAACCATATGTCAAAATTGTGTGATTGAAGTTGCTAGATCTAACTTGCCGTGGCGGGCAGGAGATCTTGAACCAGACCGGTGATCTGCTGATATAACGCATCAAGGCTGGAATTGTTTTCAATCACAGCGTCAAATTCAGTCCCGATCCAGGCAGTTTCGCTGGCATGGATCGTGAATTTTGACAATTGGGTTTTGGCCCAACTCCACTGTAAATTATGATCAGGTCCTTGATTGACCATTCGGGCAAATTCGTACCAGTCGGGTTCGGGGCCTCTCACCACACGTATCACACGTCCACCAGCTGACCGGATGGCGGCGATTTCGTTGGGGAATCTACAATCGCTTATGACCACATCATCAGTTATCGTACGTAACTTGTTTTCCAAGCTGGCAATCCAGATGTCATCGTGGAAACCGCGTCGGGCCACTTCTGTGCCCCAGTACTGCAACACCCATCTGGGTGTTATCTCTCGGCCCAAACGATCGCTCCACCACTCGTCAGGTTGTTCTCGCCAGGCACGGCTCTGTCGGGTACGCCCTTCCAACAATTCTCTGTCCCACCCAAATACTGCAGCCACAGCATCTTTGAGAGTGTTGGCAAAACTTTCACGTTTAAACTCGTGTATGTTTACCAGATAATCTGCAATGGTGTCTTTGCCAGAACCTATTAAACCAACAAGGCCAATAATCATGCCAATTCCCTTATGTTAAAATGTTTCAAAGTGGTTTGTAGTAACGCGATCTGCCTGCGACAATCTTCCAATGCATGGTGACTGACGGGCGGTTTTGGTAGTCCTGGCCACAAGCCAAACACTGTGCGGCTGTCACGTACCGCATAAAACTGCCACGGTATGGGTTTGCCATAACTTTTATAGGCATGCTCTAGTATATTCATATCGTAGGTGGGACCTTGGGCCCATACTCGTTTGCTGTGCCATATCAGTCGACCCAGTTCATCCAAGGCTTGATCCAATGGTATACGACCTTCTTCATTGAACGCTTCGTCTCTGGCGGTTGCAGGCTGGGTGGCCCACCAGTCAATGGTGCTTTGCTGTATGCTACGGTTTTCCTGGCTTTCCAGAGTTATTCTGGCATAGTATTTTGACTCGTGATAGCCTGACCCCAATGGATCAAAACTCTGAGCTGCGATAGTGAGTATTGTGGTGTCAGGACCAGTGCCCAAACCTTCTAGATCGATCATTAAGTCTGCCATACAGCTAGTATAACAGAAAACTTGAAAAAAGTGTTGGAAAAAGGTTAGCCGATGACCCATGATAAAGGAGCACTGCCATCCACATAGTTCTTGAGATCTTCAAGGCCTTGTTGCATGATTGCCAGGCCTTCAGCTTTCATGGCTGTGCCGTTTAATGTACCACCTCCCTGTGGACCGGCGATTGTTGAGAATTTTTCTCTTGCTTCGCCGATTATGAGCTTGCAGTTCCCTACCATGTAGTTGCGCATCCACTGACTGATCAAAGGATCGCTCAGCATGTTGAATTCGGGCTTGTAGTTGTAAGTCCAAAGTAGAACAGCTTCGCCGGTGCCTTTGGGGTCGCGCATTAATTGTAATTTTTTGGTAACCGGATTGAATGTGTAGTTCATGTAGGCACCAAACATACGTCCAGCTAATTCTACATATTGGCTGTAAAAATCGTAGGTAGCAAGTCCGCCAGCTACATTAAAATTCATTAAATAAACATTCAAACTGGCTTGACTAAATGGGTCAAAATTTGAGGCAAATGGTCCGGTACTGTCGCCGAAAGTTCTACGGAAGATTTGACGTACACTATAAACTTCCTGAGGCAATTCATAGATGTTAACGTTGGTAACCAACTCCATAAAGGTGTAACTTTCTTCATAGGCATTTTGTGCCCGCTGACGATAAGTTCCCACTGTGTTTCTGTAAGCAGCTTCGTAGTGTTCAGCATCCAGTTCGAGATCAATGATCTGACTACCCAGCTGATACTGTACATACTTAAATAAGTCTTGTTTTAGTGTTTCTAAACTTGATTCTGATTGAATAGCCATACGATCGCTCCAGTACAAGTATTTATCAATACCACTACCAGGCTTTAAGTATGATCAAGTTTTCGTTTCCGCGTCCATTAAATTTAATTTCTGTACTCTTAATATCCTTGTACACTTTACGGGCCGCAGGTTTTCCAACTGAGGTCACGGATCGGATCTGTTCTGCCGGTTTGCGTAGTGTCTTCTGCGAGCTGTTTGCCGCATCAAAAGCCACAATACTACTGCCCTTAACGGTAAATGTACCTATGTGGGCATCAGCCAAGACATGTATCAGTTTACGCTTTTTAGTATCATACAGCCAGGCCTCTGACGAATTAACTAAACTGGCCGGCGTGGCTGATACCAGATTGAGCTCGGCAAACTCTCTAAGATACTTAAACTTACTGGATAATTTTTCTGGGCTTACTGCTCGTTTAGCACGTGGTTTGCGTTCGACTTTTTTAATCTGTACATAGCTGGCACAGTCGTTGATCACGGTTTCGCAAAATTTTACACAGTTACGCAACTGTAGTTTAGTTAGATGACCATATGCTTCCACTAGATCGCTATCGCGTCCTTCAATGGTTTCTTCAAATTCAGCCAGACGTTCTTTCCACGTTGCGGCAATGGTTCCAATCATTTGTGGTGACACATTCATACCGCGGATCTGTGCTATGGGTTTAAAATCTGCTGACATCCGGGCACCCTGCGTTAAAAACTCATCAAACATGCCTTCTAATTCAGCGGCACATTCACTTATGCGTTCTCGTAAATGATCTTGTATGGTCAATCGGGCCTGTGTAGTTTCTTCTACACTTGCGGTCTTGATCACTTCTTGTTTGATTTTTAACATGTCAGAAATTTGAGAATCAACTACACTGAGTTCATGTTCGCTTAGTTCTAAGCCAACCAGGTTCATTCTACACACCCAGGCGGTGGTGCTACGGATTTGACTGTCGGGAATACCTCTTAACAGTCGGGCATCCTTGACGCGATCATTATGATCCAACCAGTGGGCAATCATGTCCTTGGCGTCTTTTTTACTATAATGATAGTTATACCAGGCAAAGGCCTTGAGCATGGCGCTGGTTCTATCGCCATCGGTTAATACCAATCGCCACGCAGGTTCTGAACCAGTGTATTTTACATCGGCACTTCGTGGATTTAATGATTTAACTTCCGGGGTGATTTTTTTAGTCTTAACCATGCGGTGTCCTTGAGAATTTTATTGTTTAGTATAGCACT